GGTCTTGTTATAGAAGTTCGTGTTCATACTACCATCAATGGTGGTCTTGTTATAGAAGTTCGTGTTCATACTACCATCAATGGTGGTCTTGTTATAGAAGTTCGTGTTCATACTACCATCAATGGTGGTCTTGTTATAGAAGTTCGTGCTCATACTATTATCAATGGTGGTCTTGTTATAGAAGTTCGTGCTCATACTATTATCAATGGTGGTCTTGTTATAGAAGTTCGTGCTCATACTATTATCAATGGTCGTCTTGTTATAGAAGTTCGTGTTCATACTACCGTCAATGGTCGTCTTGTTATAGATGTTTCCATTGATACTAGCATCAATCACGTCCTTAGTATAGTAGGATCCAAGAATGGAATTGATACTACCGTCAATGGTCGTCTTGTTATAGAAGCTCGCGTTCATACTGTTATCAATGGTCGTCTTGTTATAGATGTTTCCATTTATGCTTGCATCAATCACGTCCTTAGTATAATAGGATCCAAGAACGGAATTGATACTGCCGTCAATGGTCGTCTTGTTATAGATGTTTCCATTGATACTGGCATCAATCACGTCCTTAGTATAGTAGGATCTTGTTATAGATGTTTCCATTGATGCTTGCGTCAATATCCGTTTTCAAATAATAAAGGGCGAGAGAAGCATCAACCAATCCCTTTGTAGGCAGCAAACTGATGCTCAAATCCTGAATACCATTGTATTCATGTAAATCATTAATACTTGGATCCTTTACAGACCCAGTAACGACAAGAGAGTTTATGTCTTCTCGTATTTTATTAATACTTAGGTCACCTGAATTAAACCGCGCATTCATAAAAAATGATGTTGTATAGGATCCAAGAATAGAGTTGATACTGGCGTCAATGGTTGTCTTGTTGTAGATGTTTCCATTGATACTGGCATCAATCACGTCCTTAGTATAATAGGATCCAAGAATGGAGTTGATACTGGCGTCAATGGTCGTTTTGTTATAGATGTTTCCATTGATGCTGGCATCGATCACATCCTTTCTGTAATAGGATCCAAGAATGGAATTGATACTGCCGTCAATGGTCGTCTTGTTATAAAAGTACGCATTCATACTGCCGTCAATGGTCGTCTTATTATAGAAGTTCGTGCTCATACTGCCGTCAATGGTCGTCTTGTTATAAAAGTTCGTGCTCATACTGCCGTCAATGGTCGTCTTGTTATAAAAGTACGCATTCATACTGCCGTCAATGGTCGTCTTGTTATAAAAGTTCGTGCTCATACTGCCGTCAATGGTCGTCTTGTTATAGAAGTTCGTGCTCATACTCGCATCAATGGTCGTTTTGTTATAGATGTTTCCATTGATACTCGCATCAATCACGTCCTTTCTGTAATAGGATCCAAGAATGGAATTGATACTGCCGTCAATGGTCGTCTTGTTATAGAAGTTCGTGCTCATACTGCCGTCAATGGTCGTCTTGTTATAGAAGTTCGTGCTCATACTGCCGTCAATGGTCGTCTTGTTATAAAAGTACGCATTCATACTGTTGTCAATCGCAAACTGTGTATAATATGAGTTTGTCAACGTAGTCGTTGTTATATAGGTCTTAAGCACCGAATTAATACTAGAATCGGTATCTGTCTTGGTATAATATTTGTCAAGCAGTGAGTTAATGCTAGAATCCGCCGCTGACCGAATATAGTAAGAGGCAAGCACCGAGTTCACACTTGAATCCACATAACTGATAGAGGCCTTTGACGCCAACGAAGTCGTAACTGTTGTTGAAAATGCCGCGTCATTGTTCAGCGCCTGTGCCAATTCATTCAGCGTATCTAGCGCCCCATCCGCACCTCCAATAAGAGCACTTATTCTGCCTTGTACATAGGCCGTCGTCGCCACCCGAGTAGAATTGTCGGAAATGTCTTGAGTAGTCGCGGTAGCATTCCCCAAGAGAGGCGTATCCAATAACAAGTTTGCTCCATTGATTAAATAGGTTCCCGACGCATTGATGCTTCCCGCGACGTCCAACGGATAAGCCGCGGATGTTTTTTTTATTGCCACATTGCCCGAATCGTAGTATATATTGGTGCTACTCGGTTGGATAGAAAAATAGGATGTGCCAATGTCCCCCTTTGCTCCTAACATCGGAATAGAGGTTTGAATATTGGTCGGTTGTGTGCTGCTAAAATAAAAGGTAATCGGATCGCTGCTCGCAACAGACGCTCCCACGTTGATTCTTACAAACAATTGTTTGTTTGTGCTTGTCAAAAATCTCGTGGACACGGCAGCATCAATGCGGTATTCGCGCGCGGTCTTCCCGGTTAAGAACCTCTGCGAACTGGATGCAAGCTTTATCAAAGTATAACTGCCCGAATCGCCAGATTCCGTGTTATAATATAGGTCCCATGAAATATAGTTTCTAGCAAAGGTGTCACTGGTACAAGAAGCATAGATGTTCATATTCCAAATACCACCGGGGATGAAGTTATTGGTCACCGTGTCGGGGGCCAGTATGAATTGCATAAAAATCTGATTATCCGTTGCTCCAGTGAGAGGCACCGGATAAGGCCCAATTCCGCCTGGCAAGGTGTATGAGAAAGACGCATTCGTGTTGGAGGTTTGCTCTGCTAAATAATATGTGTATGTCTGGCCGATAACTGAAAATGTTTTGGAAACGGTGCGATTGTTGTAGTTCAAGAAATAGACAAGACCGCCGCCGGCGCCTTGGGGTCCAGTGGCACCAACCTCACCTTGGGGTCCAATAGCACCATCGGCGCCATTCGCACCGTCAGCGCCGGCGGCGCCATCAGCGCCATTCGTGCCATCCGCTCCATTCGCACCGTTCGCGCCAGCGGGCCCCTGAGGTCCAGCCTCGCCATCAGCTCCAGCGTCTCCCTTAGGACCAACCGCGCCATCATTTCCAGCGGGTCCCTGGGAACCCTGTGGACCCTGTGGGCCCTCTGGGCCAATGGCTCCAGCGGGACCAATAGCCCCCTGAGGACCAATCGTGCCCTGAGCCCCCTGAGGTCCCTGGGAACCTTGCGGTCCAACAGCTCCAGCGGGGCCAACGGGTCCAACGGGACCAACGGGGCCAACAGCTCCACGAACTCCAGGAAGGCCCGCAAGGCCCCTAAGTCCCTGAGGTCCCTCAATTCCTTGGATTCCCTGAATTCCTTGAGGTCCTCTCTCACCTGCCGGTCCAGTACCTGAAATATCTATGTGTATAATCATTTTTTGCTGTTCTGCCTCTACTCTTGACATATTAAAAGTGGTTGCGTCGATGCCAAGAGGAACAAATTGTTTGGCAATGCCAGACGCCACTAGGTTTTGTGTATAAACCTGAGTGTTTATTGCGGCTTGTTTTCTATTAAATGACATCCTATGATATATATACTGATGAAGATTTCCGCCTCTAGATACCGAACATTTTTAAAAATTATTATAACTTGTAAAAATCATGGTTGATATCACGATTGAGGTAAACCACGCGGTCTGTATTTAATAATGTCGGTTATGTTCGCCGTTGTCGGAAATTGTTTTGGACCAAATACATCGCGCAACAATAGCCATTCAAACAGTCCTCCGGGGTAAAATCCCACATTTCTAAATCCGAGTTTCACTAGTTGTGCGTGTTTTTTAAGAAGGATATCATAGTCGTCCACGTTTTTCCCGTATATTAGAATCTGCTTGTCGTAGCCGTGTTCTTGTAAAAGACCGTTTATCTTGTCGGTTTCTTTTGCGATTGTGAGCGTTCGTTCAATCAATAGGGTTTCATCTTCCATTACATGTATAAGAATGGCGTTCCCTCTCTGTATGTCTTCAAAGTTGGCGGTAATTTGAGATGATGCGGAGTTTCCCATATGGGGTGAATCGCGAGAACACTTTATGTTTTTTTGTAAATCTTATGGTACACCCATTTATGATCTCCGGGTCGCTCGCTTTCCACCTCTGTTCTTTTTATATCCTCTCGTTTTTGGTATTCGCCTTTGTCTTTGTCGTTGTTCCGGATAAAACCCAGGAGTTTTATCCACTGTTCCATCACTTACCAGCGACAGAGATGTACCATTCACAATATAATTCTTGTAAAACTTACCAATTCCGGTCCGCATCACATTTTCCTTTGAAAATATGGGACTAAGAACCGACGGAGTTTGTGTCCGGAGTTTACCACAAATACGCTTAATATTTTCAAACATATTGTCCTTTTCCGGCTTGTATTCACTCGTGATATCAAACGACTCCACAACAATACCGTTTTCGCGATTCGCCGCGTGAAAAACATTCGCAGCACGATTATCCACCAAGAATGTGTTGGACTCCGTATATTTCGCAGGAAAAGCCGAAAAGACGCGGCGCAAATCCTTTTCCCCGAGTCCCTTTGCTAAATCCTCCTTGATTTCTTCGCTTGAATACACGAATACAAATGGACTCTCGTCAAGTCCCATGTAGCGCGTGATTTCGTCTTCAATAAACTTGGAATAAGTCCGGTTCCCATAGGTCCAAATCGCAATATCAATGTCGTGCGATTTTGCGAACTTGATAAACTCGCGCAATCCCGGGCGGAAAAGCAGGATAGATCCGTCTTTCTCGCGTGCCTCTATTTTATCTTGGTTGTATGAGCGCCATTTATTGATCGTAGCGGCAGTATGTAGGTACTGTACCATCGTCTCATCAATATCAAATATCACGCAAAACTTTTGGTTATTCATAAAAGATATAAACGGGTTTTGTATATATATACAGAATATCATTATGGAAGCGGCCTCTATGTGTCAAATCTGCTGTAGTAATTACAATAAATCCACGCGACATGTCGTAAAATGTTATTTCCCCAATTGTGGGTACGAAGCGTGTAAAGAATGCGTGCGCACCTATTTGACTGGCATCACGAGCGACCCCCATTGTATGAAATGCCACAACAAGTGGAATATAGAGTTTACCAAATCGGCACTGAACGCGTCATTTATGGACAAAGACTATCGCGTCCATCGCCGAAACATATTGGTGGATACGGAGATTGCTAAAATCCCCGAGTATTATGAGGGCGCCTTGCGATTCGCCAAGATATCCGAATCGGACAAGAAAATGACGGAAATTATGGCGAAAATCGCCGAATTGCGCAATCAAATATCGGACCTGTATCAGGAACATGAACGCGTGCGTATTGACATGGGGAATACCACCACGGTGGCGCGCAAGTTTGTGATGCAGTGCCAGACGGATGGATGCCGCGGGATGTTGTCCTCCCAGTACAAATGCGACTTGTGCTCAAAATACACGTGCCCCAAATGTTTTCTCGCCATCGCTGGTGAAAAAGACGACCACGTATGTAAACAAGAAGACATGGACACCGTAGAGGAATTGCGCAAGAACACCCGACCGTGCCCAAGTTGCGGGATGCGCATTTCCAAGACCGACGGATGCGACCAAATGTGGTGTACGGAATGTAAGACCGCGTTCAGTTGGAGCAAGGGGACGGTGGAGCGCGGGGTGGTCCATAACCCGCACTATTACCAGTGGATGCGCGAAAATGGGCGAAATGAGCCGCAGCGCAATCAGTGTGACCACGCGAATACGTTCAATACGTGTAGTCGGAAAATCTCGGAAATCTTGTCGGATGTCGCCGCTTCGCGGCGAATGCCGCGTATCTTCTGCGATGTCTTTGATATTACCGTTTTTCCAAACGATGTACTCAATCGCAAAGACCGGGCTTTAAAAGAGGCGATTGACAAATATACGCCGTTTTATGAGCGCGTGAAACCCATCGTTGCCAGCACGGAATCGTTGGAGAAAACATTGCGGACCAATTCCCAGTACTTGACGAACTTTCACCGATACATTGTTCATATGGAGCACGTGGAGCTGCGCCCATTGACGGAAAGCATCCAGGCGCGGACGCAGAACCGCAACCCGATTTACCGGTATATTTTGAACTATATTAATCGCGATTTATTGGCGGACGAATTGATACGGACAGATACGACCACGATGAAGGATCGCGCCTACCTGGATATTTTGGATGCTTTGGTGATGGTCGGCAAGCAGATATTGATTGATTGTATGGTGGAACTTCAGGCAGCTCGTAATGCCCAATGCTTGGAACTGTATAGCAAGTTTGATTATTATAGTGATAAGATGGAATATTATAGCCCCAAGTTTATTTCGCAGTTTGTGGTGTGCGAGCCAGTGTTTCCGTGTGAAAAAATGGCGGAACAATTTGTGAATCTTGTGAAAATTACGGATAAGTATGTGTTGGCGATACGGCGGTATTGTGCGTATTCATCCATAGAGGCGCTCAAGTTCTTATTGATTTATAATAGCAAGAAGTCGCTGCCACTGTGGAACTACTTTGAGGGGAAGACGAGTTGGCGCGGGTTTCAGAATAAGACGGAAATCCAGGCGGAAATGAAGCTTCACAAAGAGCAGTTGGAGGAAATTGACCAGAAGGTGGAGGCCTCCTCTGCGGGAGGAGGATCTGCCTCATCCTCCTCCCTAGGAGGAGAAGGCTTATCAGTCGCCCCCTCCTCCCTAGGAGGAGAAGGCTTACAAAACACCTTTGTTTAACGGGAAAAAATAATTTGTAGAAACAAATTATTTTTGTAAAGAATTACTTGGGTTGATATGATTTATTGCGATAGTTATTGTTATATTGTGGCTTGTCCCGTTGTGGCTTGTTGCCTTGGTTCGGTTGTGGCTTGTTGCCCTGATTCGGATGCGACTTGTTCCCATGATTCGGGTAAGTCTTGTTGTCCTGCTGCGGTCTCGCTTCTTGGGCCGCGGTCAATTCCGCAATGTGGATATAATGTTTGGTCTCCACTTTTCGTATCGGCTCCCACATACGAAACTTCCGATTGAATACACATTCCACCATATGTTCGCACGCCAGGTCCACGTATTTGTCAACGCGCATATCTTGAAACGTCTCTTCATCGTCACTTTCTTCGCCATAATCAATATTGATATTTTCCTTGATTTTGCGGAACAACGAGTTCATATATTTGCTTTGTTCACGGGTTCCAATGTATGCTACATTCACATAGACCGGGTTGCTGCCACTGTAAGCAAACATGTGATAAACGTCATCGCGGATATCGGCGACGACTCGGAACACGGCATTCTTGGAATAAGCGGGCAACCGAGGATTCACGTCGGTTCTTGGAACCAGCCGCGGGTTTTGTCATGGATTCGTAGAAGGGGAGCGAATCCAGTTCGGCGTCGGTACTCACGCGCATATAGGGGAGCGCGAGAATGATACGATCCTCATCTGTGAGACTCTGCTCGGGCAAGTCTTTTACAAACAGTTTTTGTAAATAGGTTAGTTTTTCACCGAACAATAAATATTTCACATTGCGCCCGCGATAATGGCACAAGTCTTCAATGACAAAGACGTTTGTGTCGCCGGATTGGACCATCGTACCATACAACAGCGTGCCATAATAGGTCTCTATTGTTAATGCGGGAACATGGATGCGCGTTGTTTTTACGATTTGGTGCGATTTATTGATATCAATCAATATGGCAATGTTGTCTTCGTTGTCAAAGGTGAACCAGATGAGCTGTTTTTTTCCAGTAGGGATAGAAAGGCAAATGTTATAGTTGGGGGGAACTTTCTTATGCGCAAATGTTTCATAAGAAAGTTCAAAAGGGGGGAATCGGTATAGTATGTGTGAGTAGTCCATTTGAATTAATTGGTGAAATCGGTTTATATTGTTTTGTAAATATAATTTGGTCGCTCTACCCCAAAGGGGGCTAGACTTCGGTCGCTCTACCCCAAAGGGGGCTAGACTTCGGTCGTTCTTCAGTCGTACTTTGGCAGTACAACTGAAGTACTTATACCATAGGCAAATACTCTTCCTCCTCCAACTCATCGGAGCAGTCTATGAGTACCGGTTCTGCCTTCTCTTTTTTCGTCGCCTTTTTCCTCTGCGAAACTTTAGGCAACACAGCACGTTTGGGTTTTACGACAACCTCTTCTTCTGACTCCTCTTCTTCTTCGTCATCATCCTCTTCTTCGCCCCCTTCGGAACCTTCATCCGAATCCACGATAAACCCGTCTTTCACATAACCGTCCTTGGTTTTAGGCAGATCAGTGTCTTCTTCCGATGACTCGGCGTCGTCGTCATCTGAGTTCACATCCTCAAACCCGCCATACAAATGCTCCATCATATCTTCAAACTCTTTCACTGATATGTCGGTCACTTCATTGTTTTCCATATTTAACACGACGCAACTGCCGAAAAAGAGAGTCTTGTCCATGGGTGGAGGGAACTCGTATTTGTTCTCGGAATTGGCGCGCCCCTCGGTTTTGCCATAGAGACACAGCTTGTATTCTATTTCGTTGAATGCGACGGCCCAAGTATGCGCAAGCGCGAATCCCTCTATGCTCTTGAATCCGCATTTTTTACAAAGATTGGGAATATCCAGGCCGTCCATTTTGATGGACTTGAGTTTCCCGGTCTTTTCAATGAGTATCAGTGATGGCATTTAGATGATTATTTTTTGGGATATGCGTTTATATTGTTTAGGGTTGTGCTTTTTTATGTGCTTATTGTATAATGCCGCGAAGACAACAGAGAGGTGCTGGGATATTTGACTTATTATCAACGGATCCGTCAAAAAAGAAGGAAGCCAATTTGAAACAGATAGAGGAATTGAAAAAGGATTCTGAAAATAAATGTGAAGAAATAAAGAAAAAGAATGCCGTAAAGATAGAGAAGCTCAATACGGAGAATGTCGCGCTGGAAGAAAAGATAAATCAGAAAAATGCCAAGCCCGAGACGTCTTGGTATTCTGGGTTTTTTTCTGAAGAAAACGATAAAGCAGCGACAAATGACCCTCCCGCAGTTACTGATAAGAATGATTCTGGGTTCTTTTCTGGATTATTCTCTGGATCTGATGAAAAGAAGGCGGCTGGACCCGATGGAAAAGCGGCAGCTGGACCCGATGGAAAAGCGGCAGCTGGACCCGATGGAAAAGCGGCAGCTGGACCCGATGTAAATACGACAGCTAATGTGGTAAATCCAAAGGTAGAAGAAAAACCTGTCGGAAATCGTATGTTTGGCGGCAAAAAACGAAAGTCGCAACGCCGACGCAAGCCAAAGGCGCGCAAGTCTGCCAAGAAATAGAGTGTGCGTTTCTATCACATATCAAAATAACAGTTGTTTTGATATATGGTGTTCAACATCGTGATTGTATCCGTGTTAGTCATTTTAATTATCCATTATTCCATTGATTATTTGAAAACATTTCTAAATCCGTCGCCGCCGATCTTGGAAGATTTGAAGTATAAGAAATACAAGGCGATGATTGATGAGATTTCAAGGCCGCGACCCATTGGTAACGCCTTATTGGATGGCATAGACTCGGTTGTCGGTGACTTGGATAAAGCCTTATCGGACGACATAGACTTGACCGTTAACGGAGTTGGTGAGTTGTCCGTCGGTGACTTGTCCGTCGGTGACTTGGATAACGCCTTATCGGACAATATAGATTTGGTCTCCGAAGACTTGGGCCACTATTTCAATTCAAAAATCGCCGAAGAATAATCACTGATTCACCAGTTGCGGCATCATCAAATCAATGTTGTTGATGAATATTTCCAGCGACTGGACATTGTTGGACGCTAAATTGTCCGTACATAAAAACTCAATAATATCCATCACCACTTTGATGCGGTCGGCGGTCCAAATGCCGTTCAGCGTGGATATCGTGGTCGCGTCATATACCGCCGTCATCGCGTCCTTCTTGAACAACTTGTCGTTCATGTATTCGTCCAAATAGTTCTCAATCACATTGATATAGAGGTTTAGGCACAATACGATTACGGGGCAGGCCTTGTATGTTTCTTTCAGTCGGTCAAGACCCGCGATGGCGCACTGAAACAGCTTCCGGATTTGCGGGGTTCGGTCGCAGAATCGCGCATTCAGGAATGTCCCGCATGCGATCTGAATGGGATTGTAGAGGTATTGGAGGTCGGCTTTCCCGGAATTGAAGTAAATACGGCAGAGTGCCTGGAAGGGGCCGGGCTCCTGAATGTAGAAGACATTATCCGTGATGCGGAGTTTTGTACCGACGGGTTTGTTGCGCAAGATGGCGAGCTTGACAATCACGGAAAGCGGATCCAAGATATAGAGGCGGTAATTGGTGTTTTTGGGATTGTCGGGGATATCGGCGCCGGACATATATATGTCTGGGGGCGAAAATCTTTATGTTGTTGGGAGAAATAATATTGATGAGGTGTCCCAAAGGGAGGAAGCCTTTTTGACAATAATGTGTGGGGATAAATTATATGTCTAGATCAAAATCCCCTGGTAAAAAGACTGCTAGTACAAAGACTGCTAGTACAGGATACAACCCTAGTGATATTAATGATGAAAGCTCGGATCTATTTAAAGGACTAGTTAGCGAATATTTATTAATTATTGAGAGAGATGCTGAAAATTGTGAAAATACCAATCGACCACCGCTTGTTCATCCATTAATAAATAAATATGGTACTACTCAAAAAATCATAGATGAAGCTGTGAGTATATATAACCGTGATAAACATGAGTATAATCAAAGAGTTGAAGCGAATAACGGTCATAACCCCGGATGTATAACGTCAGGCGGTTCTCGCAAAAAACGCGGGAAAAAGACAAGACAAAATAAGAAGATACGTGGGCATAAGAGTCAACGGCATAAGAGTCAACGGCATAAGATTTATCGGTAGACCTAAGTCAAAGGCGTTAACTAAATCACTACCGATGATTTAGTCAATTTAGTTTTTTGTTAATTATCATATACATTTATCATACTAATGTGTACTAAGATTTCCCACACGCGTACATACAAAAATCCCGGGCATATTTTCACCCGCTGTAATGGTTAGCGGAAAACGCCGCAAAAATACACATAAGATTCGCAATCGCCGTAGCGGTGGTGCCACGAAAAAAAACCGCAACAGAAGGTCCCTTCGGGACCGAAGGTCCCACTAATTCTGCTTCCAGTGCTTGCCGCAATCCACACACGTGATGAAAATCGTAGAGGGTTCATCCGCCGACCGCGTCTGTAGTTCGTAATAGGTACATCGCTTGGATTTACATTTCTTACATGTGAACATCTCGGTCATCGCCGCGACATTGATGTTGTACTTGTTGCTGTCCCGCTTGATTTTCGCTTCAATCATTTCGTGCCAATGCTCGGGGTTCATTTCCTGGTGGGTCATGAATGCCAGTGTTTTTGGGCTCACGTCTTCGTTCTTCAACAGCTGGCGCAGGTTTTCGTTCTTCAAATTGGCATAGACTGTGCGCAAACGGTCCATATAAATCGTGGAGAAGGCGGGTGCGTCCCATTTCTTGATGATTTTCAGATTGGTTGCCTCTTTGATGGCATAGTTATAAATACCGATTTCCACGTTTGCTAGAATCGTGGGGTTCATATCCAAGCCAAACTTTACGATCAGCTTGGATCGAACGTTTTCGCGGAATATGGTGGGGGTTTTGAGAGGTTGAGACGACATTGTTTATTCTAAGTGGTTTTACTTTATGTGGTTTCGTAAAGTAAAGCGTTCCTTCTTCAATTTTTTGGTAGTCCTCCCCAAAGGGGGGACTACCAATAAACACCTTGCCTCAAAAACGTGCCGTTTTTTCGTCAAGCAATTTTTTGAGACCCGTAAGGGTCTCAACCAACACTTTGACCCCATAGGGTCAAACAATTTTTCAGTCGCCTCGGAGAGGCAACGGTAAAAAACAGAATATCAATAGTTTGGCAAAAGTCATTAGACAAGGTTTTCTATACCAAGTTTTCTATACCTTAGACAAGGTTTTCTAAACAAGGTTTTCTATACCTTAGACCAAGTTTTCTAAACAAGGTTTTCTAAATCGGCCACGCGCCAGTATTCGCATCCATTGTTCGGCAACGGGCGCCGAATAATTAGCGGCATCTTCCTCTGTTCAAACTCCATCAGCGCAATGACATACCCATCTATGATTTCGTCGCTCACTACCACAAAAGGTTTGGCACCCGCGTTGATTTGTTTCGCGCGTTCGCCAAGCAATTTGGCCCGTTCATATTTGGTAATGAACGGCAGCGTCTTGTGTAGCGGGTCCACAATGATACCGCGCTCATTTCGCACAATATTACACATCGCCTCTATTTCGTGGTAATTGTGAATCAACAATTCGGGGTGATGTTCGGCAATCACGTTCTTGCGCATTTCGCTGGAAAACTTCTGTAAATAGTTTTCGTCGTTGTCGTCGTCGTCGCTGTCTTCGCCTTCGCCTTCTTCATCGTCGTCTGAATTGTCAAAGAATGCGTTTTTCATAGCAACCTCCGTTTCTAAATGTTCCAGGTTGGGTTCATCGGGGTCCTCATCTTCGTCATCGTCGTCGTATTCGTCGTTATCGGAGTTTTCGTCGTCGTCGCCGATGCCTCCAACTTGTAGATGCGAAGGTAATTTGATTTTCTTGGGGGTCATGTATGGATCCTTGGGGCCGTCATCATCTGAACCTGACCCGCCACTGGACTCGCTTTCTTCATAATCATTATTATATTTGGTTGCCATTGTATATATTTGAAATATATAAATCATTTATGTTTAAATCAATTTTTTGGATATAAACCCGAAGGGTTTATATCTAAAAAACACCGCATACAATTTACGATTCAACCGTACCGGTTGAATCTCCATTTGTATGCGCAATTTTTTGCGCGACTTATAAGTCGCATTGAAAAACATCTTTCCGCAAAAATGTACCATTTTTACTTCGCGCAATTTTTCAGCGCGACTTATAAGTCGCGCGGAAAAACACCTTTCCACGAAAACTTGACGTTTTCGTGTCAAGCAATTTTTTGATATAAACCTGAAGATGGCCTACTCAAAAACACCATGTGTTAAATAGTATTCTAAAAATACAATCTCCAAGGGTCTTACACCAATCTCAAATAGGGGTTTTCTTCTCCTAACTTCGGATACAGTTCGCGCAACTTTTTTCTAACATTTATGCCAGGCTGGTGTGTTCCAAAAAATGGTTCAACAAATGTATGATGTAGTGAAAAATATCTGGATATATTATCATCTCCAACTGGTAACCCTAGCCGATAGCATCCGATTGTAAAATAAACGTCTTCCGCGTCCGTCTCCATTTTTGTAGATAGTTTATTACTTATCGCACTACAAACCGGGGGAAACGCATCAATTATCCGAAGCATATCTTGCCGTTTTCTCAAAGATAATCCTCCATTAAAGCATTTTATAGTTGGAAGAAAACCGTCTCTTTCTAACTCAATCCACCGACATTCCATATTACCTCCAATATAACTCTTATCTAAGTTTATAAAAAAATCAATATTAATGCCATCCTCAAAAATCCAGGTATCTACTTGCGCAGTTAAAACATATTCTCCGGTAAGACTTTCCCATAGCGTTTTTTGTTTCAAAAAATCGCTGTATTCCGAATGGTGTTCAAAATTATAAACATCCAATTCGCGCAGTTCTACGCAATCCGCGATGCCCAATTGTTTCAAATTATCCACATTCTCTTTTCCGCAATAAAAAACATAGTTCCACGAATTTCCCAAAACGCGGATATATTGATTTAATATGGGGACACAATAATCAATTGGGCGTGGCTCTATAAATAATACGGTATTTTTATTCATACTGCCAATAAATAAATATAAAACAATCGTTTATATGTATTGTATACAATGTTGAAAATCGCAATCATCGGCGGTTTCACGTTTCATTGGGAATGTGTGGGGTTCATATGCGAATTATTTCAAAATAATAAATATTTACAGGAGCCAAATATAGAAATAAATGTATATTTCATAGAAGAATATTTCGGGTATGTAAAATATTTTCAACAACTTTATAAAAACATCAATGTTAAAACTGAGTTTTATCTAGAGGATATTGTTAAAAATGATATTATTATAAAACTAACCTCTAACGACCCGATTATTCATGACGAAAAAATAATATCAATTCTTCATCTATACCCATGCCAAGATAAATCCGAACGATATATTGCCTTGTCGCCATTCATAACTCAACCCAATAATACAATCGCGTTTTCTACCGAAAACCCCCACTTTATAAAACCGGGTAAAATAAATTATATATTTCCACTGTATTCCGGAATTGTAAGTCGGATTACAGAAAACATAATAACGTATATTGGCTATTTTAAGCAACAATATATAGACGCTGATTTAAAACAATTTATTTCAAGTTCCCCCGATTATGAGTTTTACTTTATATCCCACAAATTGGATATCAAACATTTTGGCTCCATGACAAATGTAAAATGTTTCCCCGATTGTAATGCGACCGATTTAGTTCAATTGGTTTGTCGTAGTAAGTTTATCTTACATAGACACGTTAAACATTCCAATGTAGACAGATTTTCGGGTGCTTTATCCATTGCGGTTTCTCATAGGAAACCGTTGATTTTAAATAAATATTTTTCGGATGTATATAATTTACCGGCGATTACATATGATTCTGAGTTTTGCGAAGTTTCTGAAAAAATAAATCATATGACAGATAATGAATATATGTTAGAGCTGGACAAATTAGATGCGTTTATTGCGAAACAAGATGATTATAACAAACAAAAAATTGTATCTATTATAAACCGATGAATCCGTCTGCGTTTTCACAAGTTATGCGATGTGTAAAAAACATTTGGTATGGATTTGACGCCCTTATTTGTTGTCGTCCGTTTTCCATGTAGTATCACAGTCTTCACAGATGTAGAGGTATTTCATATTGTTGTCATCGTATCTCAAATAGATGACGCTGGATTCTGTCTTATCAGAATGCGCTTTGTCTCCAGATGCCTTATCTCTAGGACCGTGATTGCTCGTGGCCGCACTATGATTGCTTGTGGCCGCACTATGATTGCTTGTGGCCGCACTATGATTGCTTGTGCAGCTCTCATTCGGACATTTCACATTGGAAATGCGCGGCAGCGTCGGGTCGTGTTTGATGTACCGATTCACCATATGACTAAACTGCTGTTCGGTCTTCTTGTATTCGGTTCGCAATACCACCACGCCACTTTCGGTGGGTTCGTTGTCTTCGTGGCCGCAAAATCGGCAATAATACACGAGAGTATTGGCATCCTCGCCATTGATTTTGATGTAGTACATATTGTTGCATTCGGTACAAAACTTCATTTTTGCTATATATTACGATATGACTTTATGTCTTTTCCCTTTTCAATTTTTTAGATATACCCCTTCCCTCCCTTCGGAATGGTGGGTGGATTATATCTAAAAAACACCTTACCGATGAAACGCCAAGTATTTCATCTATACGCAATTTTTTAGCTATAACCCCTTCCCTCCCTTCGGAAGGGGTGGATTATATCTAAAAAACACCTTACCACAAAAACGTACCGTTTTCGCGTTAAGCAATTTTTTAGCTGTTCTTGAAATGCGCCCGCATTTCCAGAAGTTCTTATTTCGGGCGGACGCCCGAAAATCAGCTATAATCAACCCTTCCCTTCGGGAGGTCTTATGCTTTGGATACGATATACATAATTTCAACCACTTTGTCGCTCCGCTCCCGCAAATTGCGCGATCCCTTAAATGTGTCATAATCTATTTCCCGCTTTTCTACAATATAGGGCCCAAACAATTGCGTCCAGTCTTCATCAGTGATGATACCTTCATTGTTGTAGGAGAGCACCGCGTATTTCGCCTTTGCCAACGCGTTTTCCAGAAGGTTGCGCATCGCCGTTATCGCCGTTTTGCGGCTATTGTAGTCCGATTTGTTCCAGTCGGTCGGGATTCCCGATACACGCGACACGGCGGCGGGCGCCTGATTGTCAATGATCACATTCAGCATAAAATAGTTGCTCCCATAGGGGTGCTGGTTATAGGGCGGGTCCAAATAAATGATATCCAAATCTGCGGGCACTTGGTCGCGTATCACTTGGTTGATGTCCCCGCGGAAACATTGGACGGCGTTCACCGGGTGCGATGTCCATACCGGCATTTCCACGCGAATCGGTTTCATGATTCGCGACAGGGCATTCTTGCCTTTTCCGCCGAAACATCCGACGTCGCCATCTTTGTAAAACCCCTTGAACACCCCCGCGGTATTTGTATGGATGCTGGATTTAATCAAGAGAGGCGTGAGCAAATAATGGGCGAGTTCGGGCTCCACCGTGTCGGCAATATATTGGCGCAGCGTGTCAATGATCAGGGCGTTTTCGCGCGTATAGAAGCAGCGCTCGCCAACCTGAATATCGTCGGTGCTTTTCGGGGCATAGAGACGCGAAATGGGGCCGTCCTCGCGATAAGGTCCGGATTCGGCGAGTCGGTTCATAGCGGCAATGTGCTCGGCAATACGAGCTTGTAGAGGGATGGTGGGTGTTTCCAGAAAACATCGCGACATGGTGTGGGCATAGTTCTCTAAATCATTTGTATAAACACGGTCGCAGAGACCGATGAGACCGCGAATGACCACACCGGAACCGGTGAATGCGTCCATGATTGCGACGCGGGGTTTCCCGAGACGGACCCTAAGTTGGTCGGCAATTTCGTAGATGTGGGGAATAAGTTTGCGCTTGTTCCCGATACAAGTGAGCATTGGTTGAAAAGTAAAGGCGTCGGTGTCCATTTTTGAAAAGGTAGTTTGATTCATTGGTTTAAATATGGGTTTGGATTTATATGGTTGATTGAAATCAATTTTATGATACGCACTCTATGAGTGCGTATCATAAAACTTAAACGTTTTACGTGCGAACAATTTATAAGGGGGTCCGTAGGACCCCCTTTGACCCCCTTTGACCCCCTTTGACCCCCCTTAGATAATCTCTCGGGGTCCGTAGGACCCCTACGGGACCCCTTTCCCTTTGACCCCCCCCTTAGATAATCTCTCGGGGTCCGTAGGACCCCTACGGGACCCCTTTCCCTACGGGACCCCCTTAGATATTTTTTTGGGGTCCTCTCTTAAAAAACTGAAAACTATTTTACAAAACAAATCTCATTAAACAAAAGAAGAACCCTTGAATAAAATGGAAAACACACAATCAGATCAAACACAAATGGAACAAACACAGTCGGAAGGTCTCAGTAGCCGCATCAAGACAATGCACGACGGCGGCCAACATTTCAACGACGACAGCAAGCATTCCGAGGAACGTCTCGCCTCCATCATTCAACACAAAATCTGGCCACATGCCAAAGCCCGTGTTGAACGCATGGGCGGCGCCGTCGTTTTCTTAAAACATATCAGCCTCTATTCTGTCATTGAAGACTTCGCGAGAAATTGCGGAGAAGAAATAGAGAACCCCATTGAAAACAAGTCCGTGTATATGAAACCCGACGGCGGCATGTTGATCGCCATTATGAATGGCAAGTCGTATCCGCTTTTGATAACCGAAGACAAAGTCCAAGGCACCAATGATTCGCGACATGCCCAGGGTCTTGGTCGGCAAGCAACCGGCAACGCCATTGAGCGTGCGGCGAAGAATATTCGCGGTGCCGAGATGTTGTTCGGTGCGTCGTCGGTATTCCCCTACGTGCTCTTTGCTTCTGGGTGCGACCTACACAGTTCGGAGACCATCTCTAAACGCCTGGAAATGATGAACTATGGCGTAAAAAACCATTACATTGAAGTGTCGCCGACTCATACGACCGACATTGGTGGAATCGTTGAGAAAATCAATATTTCCAAACGATTTGGTGGTAAATGCGTGGCCTCTATGTTTGTGAAGGCGCACAAGTGGGACGAGATGGCACACGGGGCGTCGGCGTGGACGGGGGCCGAGATTGATGCGATTTGTATGCGTGTTGTGGACCTGGCAATAGACCAGTTACCGGTATAATGGGTGGATCTATAATGGGTGGATATAGCTCTAGTTTTTTTTCATTATAAAATCTCCGATGGTTTACATCGGTAATGAGTAAATAAAATAATATAAAATAATAGCAAATAATTATAAAAATGTCAAAGGTCACGCTTCAATGTGTAAAGGAAAAAAGCAAACTAAGAATCAAGTTCTTCAGTTTCACAGATACCGAAGGCAAAGTATATACAAATGTCTATAACAATAATTTTAACTGCAAATTCCCCAAAGATGTTCGTCAAGATGGGTATTTTTACGAAATCGGACCCGATGATATTGTATTAGTTTCGCGTCCAAATACGCAGGCATTCTACCAAATCAAAACCACAAATATGAAAATTGTTACAAAACTGGATATGAGCAGTCTTCGCATCTATGAAATCGCCGAATGTGTTGTTTGTATGTCTGAAAACTCCACTGAGATTCTCGTCCCGTGTGGGCATCTTTGTATGTGCAAATCTTGTTGTGAATCCTTGTTGAAATGTCGCAGCAATTGTCCTATTTGTAGACGTGAGGTCCAAAGTGTTGTATCTTAACCTTTTTTTCCGCAGCAAGCGCTCGCGCTTTCCAATAGGAAACATCATGACTCAATTGATGTATATTTTGCGTCGTATTTGCGAATGGAACTGGACTCGGATTCTCCGTAATAATCCAAGATGTAGGTGGGTCAATATGATGAGTTAGATTGAGTTGGTACTTGGCACTGATGCGCAATGCCTCTAAAAGTTCGGGGCTCCAGCTGTCTTTGGGGTCCTTGTAAATAAACGCGCTTCTGTATTCGGGGTCGTCGGCGTCAGATACGAAGTCTATGCGATTGACCTTTCCTAGGTTGTATTTCCAGAAATTGTAAATCACCAATTCCTCGGTATAAACGGTTTTTATGCGTGCGATGAAAAGTGCCATTGTTTTTGAAATAATATCGTTTGAAAATAATATGATTTATTTTATTTTCAAAAAAGGTTATCAATTTTCTGGGACCCTTCGGGTCCTATAAAACACCTTACCCGTAGGGAGAAACACCACAGCGTTTCATCTATATGCAATTTTTTAGCTATAACCTCCGCAGAGGTTATAGCTAATAAACACCTTACCACAAAAACGTGTCGTTTTTTCCGTACCGTTTTCGCAGTAAGCAATTTTCTGGGGACCTCTTCCCCGTAGGGGCCCTTACGCGGTTTGTGCCGGTACTTTTGATATTTCGCTCTCCTTCTCCGGGCACTTCAATTTGGTTTGTTTAAACTCAAAGCACGCCCCTGTGGAATCTTTGTACTGAATATTGTTTACATTCTCCGGACTCGGATATACAAAAATCTTGCGTTTATCGGGATTAAAGATATAAACAAAGAGAAGCCCGATTGCTAAACTAACGATGAATACGGGGATTCTTATAAACTTTAAAATGCTCATTGGTGCGCGATTATATTATATGTATGGATTATTTGGCTTTCTTTCCAGATTTACCCTTTTTGGAAAAGAGGGCGACCAATTCTTCCTCTGACAAAGGTGCCGAAGTCTGTGCCGTTGGCGGTCTCAGCCCAGACTTCTCTTGAACCTCCGTGCCAATCTTTACCACATAATTCTTGTCGCCCACAGGGATGACGTTTGTTTTACTGACTGGGTCTAAGGGACCCGACAAGGGAACCGACGATAAGGGAACCAACAAAGGTACAGAGTCTTGATTCAAGGAAACCGCCTGCTGTGCCTTCTTCTTCATCTCCATCTTCTTGCGCAACCTCTCTTTCATCTCCGCTTGTTTGCTCATCTGGTTCAACTTATTCATATCCATCTTGGCACCTCCACCGAGTCCCTTTTCAAACATTTTCATAAATGGCGTTCCTGCGAGTCCCTTCATCATATCGGCGAAGTCAGCGCCTCCACCCATATCTTTCATTTTCTCCATCAATCCCGCCATCTCCGCCATCAACTCTTCTTGCGAAATGTCGCCGCGTTTCATTCGCTCTTGGAGCTTTGTGGTGATTTTCTTGAGAATAAGAACCATCTTCTTGGGGTCTTTGATGAGTTTCATCAACACGTCTTTGCTGGATTTCATATTGACCTCGTCGGTTTCATCAAAAAAGTCTTTTAGATCGTGGGTGAACTCATCGGTGAACTCTTTGGCTAATTTGCCGATTTTTCCGTCAAGCAGTGTTTTCAAATGCTCTTTTAGAACCTCGGGATTGGGGAGTTTGAGTCCAGGTTTCTCTCCATTGGCGTTTGTACCTGCGTTTTTACCTGCGTTTTTGTGTAAGCTTTCAAAGATATCCTTCATCGCATTGGACAACTCCTCTGCATCAGACCCTTCTGGTCCTTCTGCCCCGTGTGCGTCTTCAGTCCCCATACTCGCGTTTTCCTCGGCCTCTTTTCTAGTGTCGGCCTCTTCATATTCCATATTCTTGAAAAACTCCCCCACACTCTCCAACGTTTCCGCCATCTTTGATTGGAGTTCGTTCTCATCCATCGCCTCAAAAATGTTCGCGGCGTCGCCAAATCGTTTGGGGTCATTGACCGAACCTACCGCAGTGAATAAAATCAATTGTAAATACTTCCAAATAGAGGTCTTCGTCTTCTCACTGACACCGGGGCAATTGAACAAGAGTCGGAAATCCACATCCGGCAAGAAATCCACGTTGTGCTTACTTCCGGCATCAAATATGTCCGCGTTTGTGTACATGATGTCAAAGAACCGTTCTGGATATATCGCTAAACAATGGGCGTATAGTTTTTCGTATTCGGCGTCGGACGCGGATGACCATTTTGACCACATGAAGGCGTATTCGGGAAAAACCACCGACAAATCGGAGGTAAAATCCGTTATAATTGAACGCAAATTAGATGGTACGGTAGTCATTTTCGTATAGTATTTTGCGAAGTCTTTTTATATTCATATGAACGCAAAACATTAGGGACATTAGATGAATGTTTAAGACGTAGTCGGCGTCGACATTATATGAATGTCTAAGACGTAGTCGGCGTTGACATTATATGAATGTCTAAGACGTAGTCGGCGTCGACATTATATGAATGTCGTCACCTGAATAAACCCATAATAGAAGAGCCCAAACATAACACTTTTCAAAATCATACCATAGAGGTTCATATTCCCATCTTCATTGTGTATTTTCAAAAATCCTAAATGCTTGAATATCAGCGTATTAATAATTGGCAATTGAAAAAGGAAAAACAGAACCCCAATCAAAATGGGTGTCTGAAACTCATCATATGTTGAAACGACTAAATCTTCTCTGTGTTTCTCTTTTTGATGCTGGTCCGACATTTTTTCCAACCGCGTTTCATATTCGCGCAAATAATCGTGGGTGAGTTTCGTGCTTGGAATATGGTTGGGAATCATATGTTCGTCGTTTTGAAAGGCAGTCGTGTCTTGGGGAATGCCGCGATTGGGCATAGAGGGCAATGACGGATATTGAGATTCGCCGGAAAAGCCGCCACTCCCACCCAAAGGGGGGGGAGGGCCCGAATACATTTGGTTGTCGCCTCTCACTGAGATGGTTGGCAACTGAGTATCCGTTGGTGGTGGAATGCCAAATTGGTTTTGATGTACGTTGAGAGGCGTGTATTGTGTGGGGGATTGACCAAAGTCTTGGCCTTGGCCCTGACGACTGCCGAAGTCTTGTCTGCCGCCGAAGTCTTGGCCCTGTCTACTTCGGGTTTGGCCAACACTAAAGTTTCCGTTTTCGGGCAATTCGGAAATACGCGTTACATCGTTTCTGTCCATTCTATACAATGAAAGGTAATTAATTGTATAGATGTTACCGCGAGGGGGAAAATTCCCCCTCAGACCCCCTCATAGAGGGATAAACTAAGATTAACCGCGAGGGGGAAAATTCCCCCTCAGACCCCTCATAGAGGGATAAACTAAGATTAACCGCGAAGAGGGGGGTCGTAGACCCCCCTTCAACCCCCTCTTTGAATAACCCCACGATGAGGGGGTCAGAGGGGGAATTTCCCCCTCAGGGGGGCGAAGCCCCCCTCCTCAAACGGGATCTAAAACTCCATTGCTTTCATCTTTTCTCGACGTCTCAATAATTTTTTTCGCGGGATTGCATTTCACCGACGCCAGTTCATATTTGTAGCAATAATCATCATACTTATACGTCTTTCCATCAATCTCGCTAATTACCGGGCCATTAAACACGATACAATTCTTCCCTTCACACACCTCTCTAAACATTGTCGCTAAACCAATTCCAAGCAATATGGATACCAAGGTTTGCCCAATCGGCGTATTCAACATTCGTTTAAAGTTCATTCAATATAACATAACGCTATATTTTGACCATCAAAGGGTGGACCACTCAATCAATTTTGTAAAAGGGGTTAGAAAATAATTATGATACTATATAACCGGATTCAATGAACACCCATTCACAAAAATACAACGACTTTATGCGTGCTCATAAAATCAGTCGTGACAGCACGCTCCCCAAAACGAATACGCGGATTGGGTCTAGCGACGGCGAGCAAGTATTCGGCGGCACCTTCTCCATTCCCGACAGCAAATACAGTGAGTTCTTGAAATTATATTATAAACACGTGATTGAGGGCGGCGCCTCCGAGCACTTAACCGAGAAACAGCGCGAAAATGACGGCCCCATCTTAATTGACATTGACTTTCGGTACAAATACGACGTGACCGCGCGCATTCACACCAAAGACCACATTGACGACATCGTGGTCACCTATTTAGACATTTTGAAGGAGGTGTTTGAGTTTGACGATACGCCCTTCTACATCTATGTAATGGAAAAAGACGACGTCAATCGCATATATAATAATGAGGCCCCCGACGCCTCTATCACGAAAGACGGCATCCATATCCTGATTGGAATCAAGGCGGACCACGGCATACAAATGACCATTCGCGAACGTGTTTTGAAGAAAGTGGCGGCGATGTGGAGTTCCTTGCCGATCACAAATGCGTGGGAAGACGTGTTTGACAAGACAATCAGTTCGGGGAACACAAATTGGCAGTTGTATGGGAGCAGGAAGCCGAACCACAAACCGTATAAGCTGACTCATATTTACGAGAATATATTTGACCCCGGCGACAAGGAGTTCATCACAAAACCGGTGCCTCTCGCGCAATTCGATATTGCCCAAAACATTGAAAAACTTTCGGCGCGAAACTCAGGATATCCAATTTACAATACAATGATATCTTTAACAAACTCAAACTTAACTGCTGGTGGAGGAATGAAAAAACGCGTTTCTACGAACTCTCTCTTTACGCTCAGCAATGGCGCGGGCGGCGAACTCATAGAAGCGGTATTACAGGTGAAAACACGCGACGAATTGGACCTAGTGGTTCAGGCGAATCTGGACCAGATGGGGGTGCGCGACTACGAACTGGTGGAGACACATTATTACACGATGACCTTGCCCGACAAATATTATGGCACGGGCAGCTACGAAAAATGGATCCGTGTTGGTATGGCACTCTCCGAGATGTGTAATGTGATGTTTATCACGTGGGTCGCATTCAGCGCACAGGCGCCGGGATTCAAGTTCGCCGACATTAGCGACATGTACGTGTCTTGGCAACGATTCTCGTGTAAGGGCGACGTGGCGCTCACGCGGCGGTCCATCATGTATTGGTCAAAGCAAGACGCATTCGCGCGATTCCAGGAGGTGCGCCGACAGAGCGTGGATTATTACATTGACAAGACGATTGACTCAATGATGGACGAGTTCGGCGACAAGAACAAGAAGTTCAGCAAACCGTGCGGTGATTTCCAGATTGCGAATGTGCTCAAACAGTTGTACAAGGACGAATACGTGTGTGTGAGCATCAAGCACAACATTTGGTACAAGTTCCACAATCATCGCTGGGTTGAGATTGACTCGGGTACCACTTTGCGAAAGGCGATTTCAACTGAACTCTATGACATTTATATGGACAAGATATCCAAGTTGTCTGCGTTTGCGAATACGCTGGATGAAGACGACGAGGCCGTCGCAGACACGCGGAAAAAAGTGACGAAAAAGACGGAGAAAATCTGCGACATCTGTTTGCGCTTGATGAGCACGAGCGACAAGAAGAATATCATGACGGAGGCGAAGGAGCTGTTCCACGACGCACAATTCATGGAGAAGTTGGACACGAATCCGTATTTGTTGTGTTTTGAGAACGGCGTGGTGGACTTCAAGGAGAAGATCTTTCGCAAGGGTTTGCCCGAGGATTATGTGAGCAAATCCACAAACATGGATTACAAGCCGATTGACCGCAAAAAGGACGGGACCGTTATCAGCGAGATTGAGGACTTTATGTCCAAACTGTTCCCGCGTCCTGAGTTGCGCGAATATATGTGGGACCATTTGGCGTCGGTGTTGCTCGGTACGCCCGACAAGCAGACGTTCCATATGTATATCGGTGAAGGTCGTAACGGCAAATCGGTTCTGACGACGCTGATGGACGAGATGATGGGCGAATACAAGGGGGTCGTGCCGCTCTCGGTGATTACGCAGGACCGCGCGAAAGTGGGCGGCACCGCGGCGGAATTGGCGGAACTGAAGGGTGTGCGTTATGCGGTCATCATGGAGCCGTCCAAGAAAGACGCGATTCTGGAAGGTCCGCTCAAACAGTTGACAAGTGGTTTGGACCCGATTCAGTGCCGCGCGCCATACATGGCCAAGACGCTGGTCTATTTGCCGCAATTCAAGTTGGTGTTGTGTAGTAACGTGATGATGGAAGTGAAGAGTCAGGATTACGGTACCTGGCGTCGTATTCGTGTGGTGCCGTTTGAGTCGCTCTTCACGGAGAACCCGGTCCAGGGCGACCCAGACAAGCCGTTTCAGTTCTTGGTGGATGGCACGATTGTGGACAAGTTCGTGTATTGGAAGTTCATATTTATGTCGCTGTTGGTGGAGCGGGCGTTCAAGACTGGCGGAATGGTGAAGGATTGTGACATTGTGTTGTCGGCGAGCAAGGCCTACCAGGAGAGCCAGGATTTCATCGCGGAGTTTATTCGCGAGAAGATTGTTGTTGAAGCGGGCAGTGAAATCAAGAAGACGGTGCTGAACAATGAGTTCGCGGTGTGGTATATGAGCACCTATGGCAAAGGAGCGCCGAGTCCGAAGGAAGTACATGCGAAGATGGATCAGCAGTTTGGCAAATACGAAAAGAAGGGGGCTTGGACGGGAGTGCGCATCAAGTATGAGCGGGATGAGTACTTGGCGAAACGAGATGCGGAGGTGTTTGATGATGGCATCTCGGCGAACGACCTATAAGCCTAACTTCGCTTATCCTTAGGGTACTTATCCCAACAGTTGAACGACTCTATATAATTTGTTTTTTTTTGAAACACAGCCCCATTCAAACCATAATAAAGATGTTATCTTGGGTAAACAAAAAAAGGCAAGAAAATATATAAATATTAATTGTGTATACTTAATATTTATGCAACTCCATTTTTTGACATTTGGTGCACCCACTGAAAGTTATCGCGCAGCGGTTAAGAGATTAAACAAAGAAGCCGAAACGATGAACGTATTTTCTTCGGTGACCACACTGAATGACGACGATTTGAAAGAACACACGCAGTTTTGGGCAAAACACGGCGACTTTGTCTTATCCAATCCTCGTGGCTACGGATATTGGGTTTGGAAACCCTATTTGATTCTGGAAGAGTTGAACAAGATTCCCGACGGGGATATACTTTTGTACACAGACGCCGGTTGCGAACTCAATCCTTTTGCGAAAACACGTTTCTTTGACTTAGTGAAAATGACAATTGCTAAAAAAATCATCGGGACACATTGTATTTCAACGGATGACACCTATACCAAATACGACACGATTTCCAAAATGGGCATGTCCGACAAACCCGATCTTTTGCGGAAAAACCAGATGCAGACGGGGTGTCTCATGATGGTGAAATGCGCGGAAATAATGACGTTGATTCGCGATTGGAACGACTGGATGCAAGATTATCATATGATTGACGATTCGCCGAGTGTTTTACCCAATGGTCCGCAATTCGTTGAGCATCGCCACGACCAGTCCGTGTTCAATATGCTTGTAAAGTCGCGCGGTCTCATCAACTATGACGTTGAACCTGCCGACAATCGCATTGAGAATCCGATTTGGTACTGTAGAAACCGGAGTGGCCCGACTATTATTACTTGTGAAAAGCCTTTTTAAGGATGTAATCCACTCAACATAATCATTTCTACATAATGCCGCAAGGTCAACCACTTATTTACATTTTCAAATACGCGGCTGTCATATGGAGGAAGTTCAAAATCCCACCAAGAACCGACAACGCAAATCGGCAACTCGTGGTTCGTATAATGCATCAGCGCATCTGTAAAAGGACTCTTTACTACAATGGGGATGCATTTCATGTATAGGGCCTCCCATATCCGATGAGTGTCCGCGCCGTTTCCTTCTGGACAAGCGCACCATTTATAGGTGGAAAGCCGCTTCAAATTGTCTCGCGCATTCAACATCGGCAACATGCCTCCATCCGCACACGATTGGAGCGCGTCGGCGCATTGCCTTCGTTGGTCTACATTCGTGTAGATATTAAAATTAAGGCAAAGTCCCCGCGACTTTTCACACGTTTGTCCAACAAAGTTCTCAAGGTTCCCGTGCTCCCACATCGTGTTTGCGACCCCGATCGGTAAGAAACGCATCTTGGAATTAATAAAACACAGGTTCTGCCCCCACCAACATAGGAGTTTTTCGTCCGCCACAATTTGTCTTACATATTCATTGTTTTCCGTCAAGTTCACGTCGGAGTTGTGGCTGATAAGAACAAATGGGTTCAAAAAATGCTTGAGTTTGGTGGCGAACAGCTGGAGACGATGTGGGTACAAGAAAACGTAGCGCGGGTTTTCAAATCGGGGACCTACATCTTGTAGCACAATATGCCTCTCAACTTGCTCAAAAATCCGCGGATTCCCGATAAAGTCATCAACCGTTCCCAAGTAGATTTCGGCGGTGTTCTGAAGGCGCTCGCCATTTATGTAGTCGTCGGTCTCCATATGATAATCAATCGTCGTTTATTTTTTATATTTAATTGATGTCAAACAAATATACAATTCACGAATACATGTTTTCAATTGTCTTGGTTTGTTTAGAAAATTTCCAAGATTATATTTTGACAAACATCGCACAGCTTTTCAAACTTGGTCATATTCGCATTTATGTTTTGACGAATCGTCGCTTGATGGGCGAGTTTGAAGCCCTTTCGGACATTGTTGAGCTTGTCTCGGTTGAGTCACTTTCGGATCCATTTAGGTTCAACGAAAAGTCCACTCTCAATCGCGAGTTTCGCGACGGGTTTTGGCACCTCGCCTCCGCGCGCCTGTTTGTCTTGCATTCCTTCATGGCTTCGCGCCCCGACATTCGGAACGTCATTCACATTGAGAACGATGTGATGCTCTACTACAACTGCGACGATACGCTTAGCGAATCATTGTTGAACGAAAGCCAAGTATATATTCCATTTGACACGTTTGAACGAAATATTGCCAGCATTATGTACATTCCCGATGCCGCAACCTTTGGCAAAGTTCTCGGTCACTACGACTTTGGCAAAAACGACATGTACAACTTTAGTGAGATTCGGAGTAAGACGGATTTGATCAATACGCTGCCCATCTTTGTAGGAAAAAACGACGACAATTTGGAGCGAGCATTTGTCACACGCGGATTTGACAAGTTTGGTGGGTTCATATTTGACGCGGCGGCCATTGGACAATACGTCGGCGGCGTAGATCCGCGCAACATTTACGGCGATACCCGCGGGTTTGTGAACGAGACCTGTGTCATCAAGTATAATGACGAGGGTGAAATTGTGTGGCGTTTAGACGCGGGGTTCAAGAAGCCTTTCATCAAGTTGCGCGACTCTGGTGTGGAGATCCCCATTTTCAATTTGCATATTCACAGCAAAGCATTGACGCTGTATTGTTAGGGTGACGCAAATAACAAAAACGGGGCATAAGTATGTCCAATGTGTTTTACTGGAAATCCCCGATAATAATACCCGTTCTTTTATACCGGTGAAGATTTAAAATGGGACATCCCATAGGGATGTCATTTCAAATCATTACCGATACCGCGCCATCGCAGAATTAAAATGTCCCATTTTAATTCTTCAATGGCGTAAATCGGTTGTGTATGTGATAAAAAACAGGTTCTAATACTGGCGCAATTTCTACAAAAATTGTGAAATAGGGAAGGAGCATAAAATGCTTTAATTTCTGACATTATATCGGTAGAACTATCGGAATCATATCAATGTCCGTTATCATAATACCATTTTCATAGTTTAAAATGGCTGGATAAAGGAGGCGAATATATTGTGACGTGAATGATGTAGATATTCCGGGCAGAGGAGCAAACAATATAATATTGTCACAATATTCTTCGAACTCGGGTGGCAGGACATCATGTATCAAATAATTTTAATGTCAACGGCGGGATAGAGTTTTGACCACGCATTTATAAAAATTGGGATGAACTCGCAATACAACGGGTTCATATTACATGCCGAGACAATACAATCTAGTTTCATTGTTCTATTAAAATTGATTATATCTTTATATACGTCGGTAAATAGTTTATTTCAAATACAAAATAGAGGGTCCCCTCTATTTTATACAATGTTTGACATCGTCATCCCTCTTGGACCCAATGATACGAAGCATTTTGCTTTACAGTTGGAACATACACAGAAATATGTGATTGGATATCGGCGCATCTATGTTGTAGCGTTTGACCCGACGGCAATATCATCTACCGATACCTCTATCATTGTCGTTCCAGAATCGGTGTTTCCCTTCTCCAAAAACACCGTAGCGACTTATCACGGCGCAGACAGTCGCAATGGCTGGTATTTCCAGCAGCTCCTCAAAATGTATGCGTGGGGCTACTTGGATGAATTATTGGACCGTTATTTGGTGGTAGATGCCGACACGTTTTTCTTGAATCCGACGCGGTTTGAAACTGGCGACGGCAAATGCCTCTACAACTTCGCGCGCGAATATCATCCGCCCTACTTTGAGCATATGGGGCGACTTGCACCCGTTTTCGCGCGCACCTATGAACTCTCGGGTATTTGCCATCATATGATCTTTGAGACCCTAGTGGTTAAGGAAATAATCCGCATCGTAGAGGCCGAGCACAAAGGCAAACGGTTCTGGGAAGCGTTCTTGGAATGTGTAAATAAAGAATTGCGACACGGAATCGGGTCGGGTGCGTCCGAATACGAGCTCTATTTCCACTACATTATGAAGACACGATTGGACGAAGTGGAGATTCGTGAATTAGTTTGGGCGAACGCGGGGCGTTGGACGCCGGAAGAATGGGCTGACCACGATTACGTTTCGTGGCATCATTATGACCAATAAGTTTACTGGAAATCCCCGATAATTATTCCTCTAGTTTCAAACCAGTCTCTCTGACAATAAAAAACAGATTCAAATGCTGGCGCATAATTTCTACAAAGTGTGTGAAATACGGAAGGAGCGTAAAATGATTTAATTTCTGACATTATATCGGTAGAACTATCGGATTCCATTTTGCTATAATGTATTAACATTTCTAATGGAGTATGCTTTTCTACATATTCTTTAGAACAATCGTATTTTATCTGTAATCCAACAATATATTTCATCATATCTGTATATTCCTTTTCTGTGATTCCTGTGTCTTTTATATCAATTTCAAAATTATTTGCGTTTAACATAGCATATATTTGAAACATCATATACGTGACGGCTGTATGTATTTCTGTCTTACCGATTTTTCTTACAAAATAAGCATCGGCATCAATAAAACAAAGTGCTCCCTCTTTGTTTTTACATAGATGTTCCGGTTTCATATCAACTAGCATGATTCTTTCTTCATCGGCTAAACGATGAAATAGCCCTTTTATGTCGGTAAAGTATTTGGAGTAATCTTTATTATATGTAGCTAATAAATCATTGCCACACATGACCTTTTCAACAATATATTTCATATATTGTGGTATTCTCAGAGTTTCATTGTCTACACTTTCTATAAATTGGGGAAAACTATAAACCGTTGTGTTTTTATTGTCCGGGCCATTATCAATACACGAAACTATTTTGGGCATAAATCCTTTGAGACTTAGTTTATATTGAAGAGAAAGTTCATTGTATACATCATTATAATCAAACTCGTTGTTTTCATCGTCTTTAAACTGAAACACGATGTAGTCTTCTGGATTATCTGGAAATGGAAACTCATACGCCTTGGCCCAAGCAAGATCTTTGGTTGAAATCAGTCTGTATATGGCCTTACTTCCAATACTGAGTTCGGACAACGGTTCAATCCAATATTTGGTATCCGTTTTTTTTGTTTTTTTTGATGAGCGTCTCTGTGTTTCGGTTGTTACAGTTTTTAAACTTGGATTTATAGATTTTCTCGCGGTTTTCACTCTCGCCATAACTATTCTATATTATATGGTGTAATTATTTTATAGAACCGGTATAAATATAGAGGCAACTCCGAATACTGGTAAATGAATCCAACTGTTATCATTATGGCCGGTGGGCTCGGGAAACGGATGGGCTCCGATTTGCCCAAAGTGATCCATCCCGTAAAGGGCGTCCCGATGATTGTGCGTATCTTGCGTTCGCTCCCCCCGGATGTTCGCATCTTGGTCGTGGTCGGCAAGTACAAAGATATCATCCAGACGACAATTCGTGAATACACGGACGTTCACATAGAATATGTGATTCAGGACTCGCCTCTCGGCACGGGCCACGCGATTGCGTGTTGTTTGCCGCATATTGAACATGATAGTCGGATCGTTGTATTGTCGGGCGATGTGCCGCTTATCCGGCGCGAAACCATTGAAATGATGATTAGAGGAAAATCCTCCGATAATGCGGTGCCTTTTGTTCGCGTTCTAACAATGACCGCCGATGACCCGAGTGGCTATGGGCGAATCATTACCGACCACGAAGGTTATCTTGTTAAAATCGTTGAACACAAAGACTGTTCTCTGGCCGAATTGGCGTGTGCGGCTGTGAATTGTGGCATTTATGCGTTCTCTGGGTACTTCGCGCACCATTTTATACCTCTCATCCAAAATGAGAATGCCCAGCACGAATATTATTTGACGGACATTGTGGAGCTGGCAACTTCGGCGAGAATTATTGTTGAAATGTGTCCGATAGGTGATGATGAGAAGCATACCGTCCGGGGCATCAATACGTTGGACGAGCTTCTAATCGTGGAAGAATTATGCGACCTATAAGCTTGCGTGTCTATTATTTTTATTATTTTCTTGGAAATAATAAAACTGTTTCTCCGAAGGGGGGTCCGAAGGGGGTCCGAAGGACCCCTTAAACGTGCGATTCAACTACAATCATGTTCGCCTCTTCGCGCCCATACGTCTCCCCCAACTGTATGAACTTGTTTTTCTCTCCATCCTTGTAGTGTGCCAGGAAATACCGAATACATTCAAGCGTATATGGATTCAAATCGCCGACGTCATTGATGTGCGCGGACTTCGGGTCGCATTTGTCGTGAAGCACCGCCAATATCTTGTGGTCGCCCCCGCTCTCATCCGTTGTCATTATTCCGCCGATTATTTTACAACGAACCATCGTTCCTGGATGGATCGCATATTCACACAAGATGATGATGTCTAGGGGGTCGCCGTCGTCGGAAAGCGTCCCGGGAATGTAACCGTAATTGTAGGGGAATACATTGGAGTTATGAAGAATGCGGTCTAGATAGAGACATCCGGCCTCTTTGTCGTATTCGTATTTCATATTGGAACCCTTGCTGATTTCAATGATTGCGTCGCACATGTTATAGGGTTGTGAGAGGTGGCTTTATGCTTTGTTGTAATGTTTATTGGGTCTTCCAGTCAATCAAGTCTTCCAGTCAATCAAGTCTTCGGTCAGACTATGTCTTTCGGTCAGACTATGTCTTTGGGCTCAGGTAATTCGCCGCGAGAATAAAAAGCGTGCCTCCCACCTTTTCCCACGACAAGGTTTCCTGGTTGAAAACAATTCCATACACATAGGACATCACCATCCCAAAATAAGCCAGTGGGGCGAATATGGACGCCGCCAAGTTAGAGGCCGCGAAGAATCGCAAGAAATATGCGACTGACCCGATGAATCCGTTCAGACCAACTGCTAAACCCATTCTTGGAAGGATTATTTTACTTATGGATAGGTCGGTACCTTTTACCAATAGATATGCCGAGAATGCTATAAACCCTACAAAATAAGAGAGGAATACATGGTTCCAGTGGTTGTTGGTTTTGATTCGGCGGACCATAAAATAGATGAGCGCCTCGGTTAATGCCGCGAGCAGGACCATCGCGATTCCGTAGGTGAAGTCGGGTTTATCTTTTGTCCCTTCTTTACATTCTTTAGACCCTTCTTCTAGGGACCGTTCTTTGTCAGTCGCGCCCCCGAAGGGGGCGGCTTTAGTCCCTTCAGGGGACCCTTCGGGACCTTTGCTTTCCCCCATAACAAACAGCGCAAGTCCCAGCAACACCAGCAAATATACATTGTTCCACATCACCCCCGCAATCAGCAATATCATCAACGGATACGTATTGAATATGGCAAACGAAACCCCCGAATCCAAATTGCGAAAACCTTCATAAGAAAAGAAGATATGAGAGAGGTTGATTGCCGCGAGAATCAGCGCATCCGCGGTGAAAAGCGAGGACCCGATAAAACTCCAATTCACGAATATCGCGGAGATGCCCACGTAGGCAACAAGCCGCGCCCAGACTTGATGGACCAGTGTCAGGCCGATTTTTTTCACAAATATGGGGTATAAGCTCAACAGCGACTCGGAGACGAGCATTGAAATCGCCGGTGTCAGCATCTATATACTTACGCTGGGGAATATATCCATTGGTATAAAAACATATAGAAATCGCAACAGTATATAGCAAATGGACCCGGTCATTATTTCGTTGATTGTATTTGGTTCGATGGCATATGTTGGCGGCGCGGTGTTTTGTTATTGTCGTGTTTGTCGGCGAGACCCTCTATTGGACCCGCTATTAGACGTTAGTCAACCCTTAGACCCAAGTCTTAGACCATTAGACTCTAGTCGTGTGTCGGATACAGTAGATTATTCAGATATTTATCCGCAAACCAATTAATCTTATGACAGTTCAAGGATTCAAAGACGTGGCGCCAAGGTTCCTATGTCTTCCACGATCGTCAGTTTTGATATCGGTATCAAGAATCTCGCTTATTGTGTTTTTACAACTGGGACCGAGGGTCTCTCCATCGTCGGCTGGGGAATCGCGAATCTGGCCCTCCAAGATGCCGTGGAAAAACCGCAATGTAATTGTGCGAAAGCCCGGGCCGCAGGCCCATGTGGAAAAACAGCCTCCTACACGTATGGAGAGGACCAACGCTTCTGTAAGACCCACGCCAAATCCTCGGGCAAACTGATTCCGACGAAGGAGTTATCGGCCGCCACTTTCAAGAAGATGAAGATAGAGGAACTGACGACTCTTTGTACAAAATCTGGTATCGTCATTGGGGCCACCGATAAGAAACCCGATATTTTAGCAAAAGTGGTCGCCCATTTCGCGGCGCGTACCTTGGTACCGGTGGTGGTCGCCAAGTCCAAGAACGCCAACCAGATACATTTAGTGGAAATCGGGAAACGCATCAAGGCGCAATTTGACGAAGTGTTTTCCCGATACACGCCGACCCATGTCATCTTGGAGAACCAGATTTCGCCGATTGCCGGGAGGATGAACACGATTCAAGGGATGGTTGCCCAGTATTTCATTATGCGTGATACCGATGACCGCCTGAAGATTGATTTCATTTCGTCGGCGGGGAAACTCAAGGGATTCGGCGATAAGGCGCAAGAGACGAATACTTACAAGGACCACAAACGGGATGGAATCGCTTTTTGCCACCAATTTATGGCGGCGAACCCGCTGCTCGCCTCCTTTAGGCAAATCATAGAGGCGGCGGCGAAAAAGGACGATTTGGCCGATTGTTTTTTACAAGGGATTTACTATTTGAAACGGGAAAATATAATAATGTACTCGGAGAACTTAAAAATAAACATTGTTTGATAATAATATCAGGACAACGCAATGGATTCTTTTGACATTAATTTAGACAATTTGGAACCCATCAGCCTCAAAATTGACGATTATGATTCGGCACCCTCTTCAAGTAGCAAATCCGTCAATTTTGGCGGGGGAATTGAGTTGTTGATGAACAATTCTAAGCGATCCGCTGGCAACGCGACCAACATTGATTTAGGCGATATTGGCAGCCTTGAAACCGAGCTGAACGAGCTATCCTCTGGTGGAGGAGGAAACAGTGGCTCTTCCAATAATGGTTCTAATAACGGTAATGGCGAGACTAAGGTCCTCAGTGGAATCTCCAACTTCTTTGGGTTCGGGTCTGATAAGGGAACTGGGGCCTCTGGACCGGCCCCTTCGGACTCTGGCCTCGGCCAAGCAACCAAAGAAACCGGCGCCGGTACCAACAAGACCTGGGACGGCTTTATGAAGTTCAACGACATCCCCGACCGCCCCGTCCAGTCGCGCATGACCGACCGCGAGAAGTTGCGCAAGAAACGCCTGATGATGAAGCGCCTAGATGAATGGAGGGAGAAGGGGCTCGTCGGCAATCACGTCCATTTCAACAACGACAGTTCCTACGAGGAAGTAGAGGATGAATATGAGACCGCGTTGGAAGACAAGAAGAAGAAGGAATCCACGAAACTCTATAGTTGGTGGTTTATGACGGCGGTCAATACGATTGAGTACGCCAACTCCGCGTTTAACCCATTTGACGTGAATCTGGACGGCTGGGGCGAGCAGGTGAGCGACGACATTGACAGTTATGACGAGATTTTCGGGGAATTGTATGAGAAATACAAGGGAGGCAAACTGGCGCCCGAGATTGCGCTGATGTTGAGACTGGGGTTCAGTGCGGCAGTGGTCAATTTCACCAATCGGGCGCTCTCCTCGGCGACACCTGGGTTCAATGATGTGATTCGCCAGAGCCCCGAGCTTATGAAGGCATTCACGAACGCCACTGTGAGCTCCATGTCGCAACAGAGTCCGGGGTTTGCTTTTGCCAATAATTTGGTGAATCCGGAACCGACCGGAAGACAAGGGCCGCCTCCGGCGGCCGTAGATCCGCGGGCGCAAGCAGCACAGACCAAACGCCCGGGGATGGTATTTACGGAACAACAACCGGCCAATAGTGGCATCAATGCTGTGCGCGGGTCAATGTTCAAAGAGGCGGGAGTGGAGTTGAATAACAATAGCTTTGACTCGGCGAGTAGGAGACCGCCATTGCCACCTCAGCAACAACAGCAACAAAGGCAAGAAATGCCATCAAGGCCTGAAATGTCCGGTCCAAAGAACACCAACTTGGACTCCATCTTAAGCGGGCTCAAAACCAAGACCGTGGATATCCACGAGAACCGAGATGATGATTCGGTGGTGAGTGTCACCTCGTTGAATGGATCGCGCATACCCTCGGGCCGAAGACGCAAGGGGTCCGACAAGAACATTGTCTCGTTGGATATCTAAATAATATTATATTAGTTTTAAAATATTATTTATTAAACAAGTTTTACCAGCAAATGACGGACGCAACGTCTTCACTACGCTGACCCTTGCTGATGTAACAATAAGTTATACATGAAACGTTCCTACTTATGATACCCTATTCAAATACTTTTTTCAGTTTATGGCAATTTTTACAAACAACTGGGTTTCATACAATTTGTATTTGTCTATATGGATGTATATATTATAATTGTTTGAATATAGGTTACTGGCAATAATATATACATTTGTATATGTCAGGACATAAGAATGTTATTTTGTAATAGGAACCAAGGATGTGGATATTTATGAGAATTGATATGATGAATATATTGTTTCTAAATGGGTGTAAACATTTTTTGAACTAAGACATAATGTATTAGATAAAAACATCTTGTAGTTAGATTTGTAAGAGATTTATAACTATAATAATATCAATCCAAATATTATTATCTATGAAATAAACTCCACATCGCGTTCAGTAGTAATACCACAGTTGTTTTGCTTGAGGAACTACTATCTAACTAAACCCAATTGTGAGCCTTGGCCAACAACCAAATAACTTTTACTACACGTTACACTAATCACTATATAAATTGTATGGAGCAAACGCAATACGCTTAATCGCAGCAGTAAAAGATGTATTTGCGGTTTTCCAATTAGTTCCATCTGTACTGTATACAATACCATATTTATTAGCAGTATTACCAACAACTACCCACATTCCATTTCCATATACTACATCATGTCCGTCTAAAAAGCCACCAGGGGCAGGAGAAACAATACTAAAATTATCTCCATTTGTACTTGTTGCCATAAGTTTGCCTGAACCGGATTGATCTCTTGATCCAACAACTATCCAACGTCCATTTCCATATGCTACTGATTGGCAACGTGCTATACCTACACTAGTTAAAAATGACGTACGCCGTGTCCAATTTATTCCATCTGTGCTTTTCAGAATATTGTCAGTGTCGGCACCAGTTCCAACAATAATCCAAACTCCATTTCCATATGCTACACCCTGCACTACTCCACTCATACCACTAGTCATTGTTCCTGCATACCAACTAATTCCATCTGTACTATACTCAACTTTTGTACCGCCAACACCAACAGCTACCCATCGTCCATTTCCATATGCTACACGATATACAGTATTAATACCATTAGTTGAACCAGCTGTCCAAGTAGTTCCATTTGTACTGTACGCAATTTTTGAACCTTCACCAACAACAACCCATCGTCCATTTCCATATGCTACATCATATCCATTAGTAATGCCACCACGGTTGATAGAATTAGTAACACCTGTAAAACTAGTTCCATTTCTACTATATGCAATAGTGGTAATACTACCAGTATGAACCCAATATCCATTACCATATCCTATACCATAAAAAACATAAGAACTAACTCCGCCCGACCATGATGTACCACTAATCGTTGTAAAGTTAGTTCCGTTTTTGCTATATCCAAGCTGATTTTCACCAATAGCTATCCATTTGCCTGTTCCGACTGGTGGCCGCACTGCTACACTCATACCAGATGAAGAAATACCGCCAATATTTTCTGTAGGGACACGTGTCCATTTAGTTCCATTTGTGCTTGTCACAATTATTGAGCCATAACCAACAATAACCCATAATCCAACACCGCTGCTATCGACTCCATATGTTACGTATTTTCCGGAAGTAAGACCGCCAGTATCTGCTGGAGGAACAGCATTCCAACTAGTTCCATTTGTGCTTGTCGCAATTTTAGAGCCTTCGCCAACAACAACCCATAATCCATTGCCATATGCTACACCATATCCAATAGTAATACCACCCTGATCTGAAGTAGAAACTTCGTACCAATCAGTTCCATTTGTACTTGTCGCAATTGATACCGTAAAACTAGTAGAAGCATTTAAACCTTCGCCAACAACAACCCAGCGTCCGTTTATGTTATTGCCAGTGTTATCTACTCCATATGCTACACCATATCCATAATTAATATTACCACGTAATCCAGCTTGTGACCAACTAAATCCAGTTGTACTGTATGCAATAACTGAGCCCCAACCAACAACAACCCATCGTCCATTACCATATGCTACACCATATCCATAAGTAATATTACCAAGATTAGAAGCGGCTGTCCAACTAGTTCCATTTGTACTATATGCTATTTTTGATGTACCATTACCAACAACTACCCAATATCCAATGTTGCTGCTATTTATTCCATATGCTACAGAAAATCCATCAGTAATACCACCGCGGGATGTACCAGTAACTTCTGTCCAACTAGTTAAATCTGTGCTGTATGCAATTTGTGAACCTCCATTACCGCCAACAACAACCCAACGTTCATTACCATATGCTACACCGCGTCCAGTAATAATACCACCGCGATTGCCAACAGGAACTGCTGCCCAATCATATGTACTTGTACTTGTCACAATAGGGTTGCCTGCTTCGCCGACGGCAACCCATGTCGCATTATTAACAACTGCCGCTTCCCCCCCCGCCACCATCTTCCTCTGTAATTGTCCCATCGAAGATAACGACGAAATCATTTATATACACAGTGGATGAAATATTATCAACTGTATAACGGACCTTTTGGGTCGGTTCCTTTGGATAAAGCGCCTTTCACTAAATCTTTCCATTCGCGAAAGGAATCGTTTATAGCGGCGGAATGTCATTGACGCTGATGGCGATGGCGACAATTCCACCCTTGCCAGGCGAGGCTGTTGTATTATTCCATGCTCCACCGCCACCTGATCCATATGTTCCACCGCCCTGATTTCCCATCGGTCCAGATGCTCGTGTTCCACCACTACCACCACCACAAAATGTTGTTCCTAAAAACTTTTGATATATTCCACGAGTATTTACGCCGACTGATACTGGCGAAGCCCCAAGACCACGTGTAGCACCACCACTACCACCATTACCACTCGGACCGCCTCCTCCTCCACCTCCTTGCGCACTTGTAGAAGTTCCACCCCCCGCTTTTCCGGCAGGACCAC